GCCCAATCCATCATCGTAGACCTCGGACTACGCATCGCATCCGGCGAATGGGAAATCAAATCAGCCGAAGAAGCCACCAAAGTCGCCAAAATCTGGTACGACGTCCTCCGACTCGAGATGGGACAAGCCACCACCATCAACGAACAACGCGTCGGCACCCCAGAAGACCGACTATCCCGCCTCGAAGAACTCAAAATCGAAGCAAAACGGCGTGTCGAAGCCGGATTACGCGCAATCGGAGACGGATCAGGATGAATTTGCTGTCAGACGACGAATTTGTCCAGCTCAGCGCCGCAGAACAAGACGAATACCTCCGTCTCTTAGAGGCAGACCTTCAATCGTGGCGTCTCACCGGCAACATCCGGCAAGAACGCGCCCACATCCTCGTCGGGAAAACAGACTGGCTACTGTACGGAGGCGCTGCCGGTGGTGGTAAAAGCGAGTTACTCGCTTACCACAGCCACGAGCTGTCGACGAAGTACCCAGGCCACCGAACCCTCCTGATTCGTACCGCTCTACCCGAACTACGCCGGTCCCTCATCATCCGATCCCAAGTCAGGTACGCCCAACTAGACGTATCCGCTCAGTTACGGTCCATCGACAACGTGAAAGCCTGGTGGTACGACAACGGTTCCATCATCGAATACGGGTATTGCTCTCGAGATGAAGACGTCGGCCAGTTCATGTCAGCCGAATACGACTTCATCGGGTTTGACGAAGCCACCCAATTCACCCCCTACCAGATGCTCATGATCTCCGGCCGTCTCCGTACCAGCCGCCGAATGGCCAACATGGGTGTCCGAACCCACGTCATGTTCGCCACCAACCCTGGTGATCGAGGCCACACTTTCCTTTACAAGATGCTGGTACAACCCACCGCCAACGGCCGATACGCCGTCGTTTACGACGTACGGGAAGGATTCGAGAACCCCGATGTGGTCCGGCGAGTCGAACTACCTGACGACAACGACGAACTCGCCAAAATCGACATCCCCCACGATCCGAACGATCACCTGGTTGTCGCCTTCGTCCCGAGCACCGTGGACGACAACCCGCACATCGACCCCACCTACCGCAAGCACCTATCCATGCTGCCGGAGACGGAACGCAAACAGAAACTGCTCGGCGACTGGGACACGTTCACCGGCCAGTATTTCACCGAATTTCGCCGTGACCTGCATGTTGTCACCCCGTTCGCCATCCCCGCCGAATGGCCCCGCTACCGAGGCATTGACTTCGGTACCGCCAACCCGTACTGCTGCCTATGGGGAGCTTGGGACCCAGCTGACGGAACCTGCTACGTCTACCGGGAGGATTACAGCAAAGGGCTGACCGCCGCCCAACAGGCAAGCCGAGTCAAAGAACTGTCCAAGATCGACGGGCGCCCCGAACATATCGTCACCAGCGCCATCGACCCCTCCACGTTCTCCAACGTGTCCGGCCTCGGCACCACCGTCGGCGCCGTCTACAACAGCCTCGGAGTACCGGTCGTCAAAGCCAAAAACGCTCGAGTGCCCGGCTGGCAGAACGTCCGACGCTACCTACAGCCGAGCGAGGTGACCGGCGAGCCGAAACTGAAGATATTTAGCAGTTGCGAACACCTGCTCCGCACCCTCCCGGCGATGCGCCACGACAAAACCCAAGTCGAAGACATCGACACCGACGATGAAGACCACGCAGCCGATGCGCTCAGATACCTGCTATCGTGCCGCCCATACATCGAAATTACCCGCAAACACAAATCCGTGCGGGAAGGGGCCGAAGGGAGAGTCCAAAAGTTCATGGAAAAGCTCGACAAATCTGCCAAGAAGCGCCGGTGGTGACATGCGACTGGTCGAAAACTACAACTACCTGCCCGGATGCTGCTGGTTCTGCCGAGGCGTCTCCACCCCAACCATCGACTGCGAAATGGATTTGGACGGAGTCAACAGCCCCGACGACATCAACCCCTCCGCAATCACCCGTCTCTACATCTGCGGAGACTGCGCGCTCGAGATGGCCCGCATGGTGGCACCGTCACGTTCGCTTGAACTCACCCGCCTGGGAGAGCTTGGAATGGCGAATCGTGTCGCTAACGAACTCGCCCAGCAATACGAAGCCGCCGAAGCCAAACTTGCCGCTATCGCCGACGCGATCAGTCGTGTAGCATCGCGCAAGGTGGAGACGGCAGGCTCCACTGAAGTTCCCGACGAGGGCCGTGCCGAGTCTGCGCCCAGCGAGCAGACAGACGTTACCCCCCTTCGGCGTCCAGGCCGCCCTCGTCGGGAACAACCCAAACCCAAGCCTGAACCCGAAATCAACACCGACTTCGTAGGTGACCTGTGATCGGAGCCATCGTTGCGGTCGTCGCCCTGACCGTGGTTTGCGTAGTTCTCCTGCGCGAGAACCGTCGACTGACTAACCTTGTGATAGCACGCAACCCTGACGCGGTGATCGCCGCCGACCGGGTTGTCAAGCCACGCAAGAAAAACCAGGACGACAAACCCCACTCGACGTGGGCAAACCCGAGTGAGGCAGTAGGACCGTGAAAGAGTGGGAGCCGCCGAAGCCAGCAGAAGTCATCGAACTATGGAACAAGGCTGACACCTACCTCCTGAAAGAACGCCGTGACTACTGGATGAACGCCAGCTATTACGCTGGCCTTCAATGGATTTGGTGGGACCACACCCGCAACATCGTCCAAGAACTCGACTACGCCAACGACGCCGAAAAGTTTACTCGCATCACCGTCGACAAGTTCGGCCCTCGAGTCACCAACCTGATCGCCCGACTTACCCGCTCCCCACTCGTCTGGGAAGTGGAACCAACCGGCATTGACGACGCCAATCTGCGACGCCAGCGTTTGCAGGAACAACTGTTGCTATCGGAGGCATATGAACAGGGATGGGATGACATCCGAGAAGAAGCTCTACTACAGACCCTGTTCGGTGGCGTTTCGGCCATCAGCGTGGACTGGGACCCCGACATGGGCGAGGTGGTCGCCGTGGACCCTGTCACGGCCATCCCCATCCCTTCAGGAGGCGTACGGCTCACACCGCTCTCCATCAGCGAATTTACGTTGGAACCCGGCTCAGCCGACGAAAACAACGCCCGCTACTGGATCAGGTGCATCGCCCTACCACCCGAACAAGTAAAGGAACGCTACAAGCTGGACTTCATGCCCCAGCCTGACGCCGAAGCCGCCCTCTCGTCACGGCACCGCACCCTCCTGTCACGACGCCCCCAAGGCCAGCCACCCCGCCTGACACTCGTCTACTGCTACTACGAACGCCCCACCGACACCACCCCCGGCTGTGTCGTGCATGTCGTCAACGGCAAGCAGGTGTACGCCTACGGTGACGGTCGAGGCTGGCCGTTCCCGTTCCAGCATCTCAACATCGTGCTACCCCGCCAGCGTCGCATCCCCCGGACCTGGGTCGGCCACACACTGCTGTCGCCCGCTCGAGACATCCAGTACGCCTACAACCGGGCACGCTCCACCATCCTTGAGCACATGCGAAAGGCAGCCAACGCACGCCTCATGGTGCCAACCGGCTCCATCGAAGACGCCGACACTGTCACCACCGACCCCGCCGACATCCTCGAATACAACAACGAGATTGGCGAACCGCACTGGCAGACAGCACCCGACGTGCCGAGGTGGATCAGCAACGAAGCCGCCCAGCTCGAAATGGAGATGGACGACATCTTCTTTACCCACTCGGTATCTCGAGGCCAGGCACCTGGCGACCGCAACTCCGGCCTTGCCCTCTCGGTGCTCGCCGAAAAGGACGACACGCCGCTCGGCCCGATGGCACGCAACCAGTCGCAGGTATGGGCCAAAGTCGGCGAAATGACATTGCAGCTTTACCGCATGTACGCAGAACAGTCCGGCATGGTCCGAAGCCAAACGCTCACCACCCCGCAGGGCGCTACCGTCCAGTTCTCGTGGTCGGCCGAAGACATTGACCCGTACCCGGTCGTGAAAGTTCCGCTGGATGCGACAGCACCCCGATCCAAGATCGCCACCCAGTCGATCCTCACCAGCCTCGCCGACAGGTTCCCTCAAGCGTTCGCCAACCTTGATCCGCTCGCTATCGCCCGCATGCTTGACCTGCCGGACCCGAAGGGCTACCTGGCAACCACCGACCCGGACATCGCCAAAGCCGAATGGGAAAACGGTCTGCTCATGCAGGCTGTTGCTGTCATGCCCGCCATGTTCGATGACCATGCCAAGCACATCGCCCAACACAACCGGGAACGCAAATCACCTGCATATGAGCTGGCATCCGACGAAATCCGTCAAACCATCGACGTGCACATCCAAGCCCACGAAGCGCTCGCTATGGAAGAAGCACAACGCCAGCTCGCAGCCATGCAACAGATGCCCGGAGCACAAGCTCTGCCGCAAGCCAACGAACCCCCCGGCTCGATGGTTCCCGAACCCCAGGCTGGACAGCCTGTCCAATAAGGAGAAACAATGAGTGATACAGCCCCCGAAGGGACGGTGGACGCCGTTCCCGCTGGTGAGGCACCTGCCGAACCTGCTGAAACGAACGTCGACTGGGAAGCCCGCTACCGGTCCGAAGTTCAAGACCGCATCAAAGAACGCGAACGGTACAAGCCAATCGCCCAAGCATTCCAGGGACTTCACCCTGACGACGCCAACGCCATCCAAGACTTCGTCCGATCTTTCGCCTCCGGCGACAACGAAGCCGCCGTCAAATGGATGGTCGACAACGCACGCACCCTTGCCGGAGACAAATTCGACTCGTATGTCTCACCAGCGCAGGAGGCATACATCACCCAGCAAGCCCAGGTAGATGGTGCCGCCCAAGGACTCACCCCCCAGCAGGTTGAGCAGATGGTCGAACAGCGCATCCAGCAGTTCCAGATGCAGCAAGTGCAGAAAGGCTACGAAGCCCAGATCGAGCAGACCCTCGTTCAGCACGGCTGGCAGCCTGACTCGCCATTGGCGACCGCCGCCATCGTCGCCGCATCAAAGCGTCCCGACCTTGATCTGACTGCTGCGATCCGTGAAGTCGAAGAACAGGTGCTCGCTCAAGCTCAGGCCATCGCCACCCAGCGAGCCGCCGCCGCCAGCACGATGGGCAACATGCCGCCGTCCGGCAGTGGCTACCCCGCCGTCAACAACCCTGTCGAAGGATTGTCGCCTCGAGAGAAGGCGCTCGCCCGACTTGAAGCCAACGGGTTGTAAATCGTTTCCCTGCGCGTGACCCCCCTACACGCGCAGGGAAACACACACAGCACAACATGTTGTGTATAGTTGAGGCGTGCCCGGATAGGCACACAACACATAGCAACCAGTAGTCCACGGATGTGGCACGACTGCACTCGGCAGGAGCCGACCAGTCAGGTAGCGGAACCCCAACCCACACCAACCTTGAAAAGGAGCCAACAATGGCAGCATCATTGTCAACCGTTGATGCCATCCTGAAGGACGACTACAAAGACTTTCTGGACAACCTCAACGAAGCCAACTTCATTCTCTCGCAGGTCGAGACTCGCAAGGACACCGTCCAGGGCCGAATCGCCCGCCACGCTGTCCACCTCGGACGTTCGTCCGGTGTCGGCGCTCGCGCAGAAAATGGCACTCTCCCGACCGCAGGCAACCAGTCCTACGCCACGGTTCCGGTCCCGGTTCGCTACGTCTACGGACGTATCCAGCTGAGCGGCCCGACCATCCGTCAGGCTGTCTCGGATCGTGGAGCATTTATCGACGCTCTCGACGCCGAAATGGAAGGCATCAAGCGCGACGCCATGAAGGACGTCAACCGCCAGCTCTGGGGCACCTCCAACGGTGTCATCGCCCAGTGTGGCACGACCTCGTCCTCCACGACCGTCGTCCTCGCCACCACCACCGGCTCAACCGCCCTTCGCCAGCTGTTCTTCGACGGCGGCATGGTGGTCGACATCGGAACCGTCGCAGCCCCCACCACGGTGGCCTCGGCCCGCACGGTGACCGCTGTGGACGAAACCAACAAGACGATCACCATTTCGGGTGCAACCGTGTCCACCACCTCGAGCCACTACGTGTTCCGCTCGGGCGCCGGTGGAGCGAGCAACAACTCGGGTCAGCCCGGAGACGGCCAGGTCGAACTCACGGGTCTTCAGACCATCGTGGACGACACCGCTGTCCTCCACACCATTGACCCGTCGAGCCAGCCGAAGTGGAAGGCGTACGTCAACTCGAACAGCGGAACCAACCGCTCGGTGACGGAAACGCTCATCACCGGTTCCATCATGAAGACCCTCACCAACTCGGGCAAGAAGCCCAGCCTGTTGGTGTCGGCCGAAGGTGTGAACCTGGCGATCAGCAACCTTCTGCTGTCCCTCAAGCGCAACATGGAGCAGACGCAGCTCAAGGGTGGATACGCAGGTATCCAGTTCTACAGCCCGTCGGTTTCCGGCAAGGGTGACGAGTCGCCGACGGCGTTGTACGCCGACTTCGACTGCCCGAACAACCGCTTGTACGGCATCAACCCCGAGGTGCTCGTGTACCACCAGGTCGGCGACGGATTCCAGTTCATGGACCTCGACGGCTCGGTGATGAACCGCAAGCCCGACCTCGACGCCTATGAGGCCACGCTCTACTCGTACGGCGAACTCGCCTGCAAGCAGCGCAACGCCCACTTCGTCATCAGCGACCTCACCGAGGTGACGATCTGACATGGCGGCATCGGTAACTGTCCTCACGGGGCCGGAAGTGCCCGGCAACCGCAAAATGGTCACAGGAACCGTTGCGTTCGATTCGTCCTATCCAACCGGCGGGGAGGCTGTGGCGCTCGCCGACCTCGGCCTCAGCCGGTTGGATTGGCTGACAGCAATCAGCACAGACGGCATGCACACCGTCTGGGATGGCTCGAGCACGGACCCGAAGATTCAGCTGTTCTACGCAGACTACGATGCGGCCGCCAACGGCGCTCTCATCGAAGTGCCCAATGGTTCCAACACCACGGGCCGAGTCGCACGGTTCATCGCATTCGGCGCCTAGGCTTACAACTGACAACACACGGCAGTTGGGGTCGGTTGCCTTCGGGTGACCGGCCCTAATGTCTATGATGGGGACATGATGCGCGCACACGACCTGATGGGAAACGTCGAAGGTGGATCAAACATGGCCGAAGTGTCATGGGATGTCTACGACATTGCCACCCGCATCCAAAAAGGTGACGAATCAGGATGGCGAGGTGACCCGTCGGCATCACTCATGTTCAACCCGGTAGCCCAGCGTTTCGAGGTGTGGATGGTGGACGCCACCAACACCCCGTACGTCGCCTGCTCCCACCATCGTTGCGACCACACCCTCATCACCAAACTGATCGAAGGTGACTGGCAGAAGGGCAAAGCCCTGCACGAAGACCTGATGAAAAAGAACAAGGCCATTCGTGACGCCCACGAAAGCGAAGAAAAAGACAAGCGTCTCGAGCTGGCCGACAAGCTGCATTGGGCGCTCATCCAAGACCTCGGCCACCTGGACGGCGGTAATCGTCGCCAATACGCCATGAACTCGAAAGGCAAATAATGGCAGCGTATTCCGTCAGCAGCTCCAAGCACGCCACCTTGGTTGCCACCGAAGTCGACACCGTGACCATCACCGGCACCGCCGGATACATCACCGTCATCAACCGCAGTGGTGGCACCCCTGCCCCGATCTACTTCACGGTCGGCGACAACCCCACCACCCCCACCGTCGCCGGAAACAACACGTTCGTCGTTCTCGACCTCGACAAGACAGTCGTCAAGTTCGACGGCACCAACACCAAAGTCGCACTCATCTCAGCCGAAGCAGTCGCTTACAGCGTGATCGCAACCCCAGGAATCTGACATGGCCAACTACACCGTCAACGTCGCTAAGCACGCAACCCTGACCCCCACAACGGTCGACACGATCACGTTCAGCGCCCCGGCGTCGTTCCTAATCCTTACCAACCGCACCACCTCGGGCGCCACGATCTACTTCACGTTCGGCGACCCCACCAAAGGCGTGCCCGATCCGACCGTCGGCGGCGACGACACCTACAGCATCGGCATCGGACAGACAGTCAGCATCCCCGGCGACGGCACCTCGCCCGTGCTGAAAATGATTTCCAGTCAAGCACAGGCGTACAGCGCACAGATCGTATGAACCGAAGCGAACTCCGTACGGCCATCAAGGACCGTCTTGCCATCCCTTCGGCGGGCGACGCCCTTATCACGGACGCATTTGTCAACACGTCAATCAACGACGCCCTCAACCGGGTCAGCGCCGAACGAGACTGGTGGTGGCTCGCTGCGACCGCCACACTCAACTTCGACTCCACATTCGGCCAAGCCCAACTGCCCTCGGACTTCATGCGAGGCAACCAGCTCATCATCAACTCGGCGCCCGTTCAGCAAATCCCGTTCGAGGACTACATCAACCCGTTGTCCGACGACACCAACTACGGCTGGGTGATCTACGGCAACTACGTCAAAATCAACCCGATCCCCTCAGCCACCCTGCCCGGCACCTTTTACTACTTCCGCTCCGAACCGGCACTCTCGAGCGACACCGCCACCCCGATCCTCCCGCCGGTCTACCACTACATCATCGTCTGCTACGGAGCGTACTTGTGTGCCGCCCGACGCCAAGACGAATCTCGAGCCAGCCTCTACCTGCAAGAGTACGGCAACTGGTTGCGAACTATGAACGACGACAACCGGGCCACCATCAAGAAGCGCATCAAGTTCGACCGCCTCTCCGACTACGCCAGCTGGGACTGACATGGGATCGTTCGCGATCACCTACGACGACTTCACCGGCGGCCACTACATGGGTGACAAGTCGGCTGCTACTCCGTCAAACACTTGGTACGGCACCAACGCGTTGCTCAATTCACAAGGTGAACTCATCCCAGGTAGCACGGCGCTATTCGGCACATTCGCCAATCCGAGCGGTCTTATCAACGGGACAATCCACAACGCCTGGTTAGAAAAACGGTATGGCACAACCTATTGCGTCGTCACTTACGACGACGGAGCATCCCCGGCCAACTACTCAACCTACGTTGTTTCCTGCGGAACAGACGGAAACGTAACCTCAGGCACCAACTCCTACCTACTTACAGGGGTAGTTGGAGGAAGCTTAGGTCGACGCCAGTTCGGGGCATGGAACCCACAAGACCTCAAGTATTACTACGTTGACAGCCTTAGCGGGCCAAACCCCGGGTACATACGATCATTCGACTTTACGACCGACGCGCTCGTGTCCTCGGCCCTTTCTGGCCTCGCCATAGAAAACCTAACGATCTATAAGTTCCGAATGCTGGCGTGGAAAGAAGGAAGCAACAAGTTCTATTACTCCGACAACACAATGTCGACGTGGTCAACAGGTGATTACTACGAGCTGTCAGGTGGAATTTTCGCACTAATCCCTCGAGCCAACGACCTGGTTGCCATCACCAGAGAAGGCGTCTACTCAATCACCGGCGTTCTTGGCTCGTCAGTCAACATTCAGCAAATCGGTCCATTCAACGAATTGGTGGTTGGCCTAGAAAACGCTGTTGCTAGCGGTCGATCACTAATGTTCGTTGCCCAAAACGACAGAACAAGCCCGGTGCTCAGCGAATGGCTGGGTACATCAGCAAGCCAAGTCGCACGGTTCAGCCAATCAGACATCAACGAATACACGTCAAACGACAACACCTACCACCTTGACCTAAACATTCTCAACAACGGACAAACTGTCGTGGCTTTCGACAACGGAGTTATGTACCTAAAAAGCCCATCAGGCGCTTGGGCACGGCTGTACAACGAAATAGTCCAACAAGCATTCGCTGGCAAAATCAAAATTGCTACTGAATATACAAACCTGTTTGAATTGTCCGGCAGCACCCCGCAACACGAAACCTATGCGGTCATCGTCATGAACGACAACGATGCCGACACAACCCGGTTTTACAAATACAAAATCGGCGGGTTCCTACCGTCGGGCACCTACGAAGCGTACGTCTCTGGCACATACACGTCACCGTTTAGCGCCACCGTCAAACTGTCTGAATATTGGCACCAAAAGCCAATGACCGTACGGGAAATTATGGTAGAAGCCGTATATGACCGTGAGGATTTGCTAGAACTTGTCGGCGACGCAACCATCTCCATGCAGATTCTGCCGGTCGGCGCCGTCGACTACGAGGTGAACGACACCAGCGCCCTGACCTCAGCGACACAGACTTACACCACAACCATCTCGTCAGTCACCAACGACAATTCGCGAGTCTTGCATCGTTTCCGCACAGACGACGCCGTCAAAGCGTACGGGTTCTCTCCACAAATCACCTGGCAAGGCTGTCGCATCCGACGTGTAATCGCAATTTGCGAGGACTGACATGGCATTTGAATACACGTTCCGTGGCGCCGACATGCCCCAATTGGAACCCCAAGTCCGTGACCTGCTTGAAAACCGAGATCAGGAACTTGAGCTGTACCTGTCGACGCTTGGTAGCGGCTCTGGGTCCAGCCCGTCAGGATCACTGACCGCATACGCCGGATCGACGGCACCTACCGGCTGGCTGTTATGTGACGGCTCCGAAGTATCTCAAGCAACCTACGCCACCTTGTTTGCTGTCGTCGGAACCACCTACAACACCGGCGGCGAAGCCGCTGGCAACTTTCGGCTCCCAAATATCAAGGGCCGAGTCATCGTTGGTCGAGATGCCTCAGACAGCGACTTCAACGTGCTCGGCGAAACCGGCGGCGCAAAAACCCATACGCTGACCACAACCGAAATGCCGTCCCACGGCCACACCGGATCGGCACTATCCAACGGTTCACACAACCACTCCGGCTCCATTTCCGGCGGCTCACACGAACACCCGATGAGCACCGGAGCCAACCTGTCACTCGGTGCCGGAAACAGCCTGTTCGCCAACTCTGGCAACCCGCCAGTAACAAGCGCAGGCAACACAGGCACCAGCTCGTCTCACAGCCACAGCCTGACAATCAACTCGGACGGATCGCACACCCACTCGCTTTCCATCAACACGGCAGGCTCCGGCGGGGCACATAACAACCTTCAGCCATACATCGCACTAAACTGGATTATCAAGACCTGAAAGGAGGCGCAACATGGCAATACCCCCCTCATTAGCCCAGCCTTCTGTATCTCAGGCACCGTTCGAGGAAACCGACCCGAACGCCATCAACAAGACGATCCTCGACGCCAAAGGCGACATGGTGGTCGCCACGGCCGACGACACTCCCGCGAAACTAACTGTCGGCTCCGACGGCCAAGTGCTCGTCGCCGACTCCAGCACCCCCGAAGGTGTCGCCTGGGCCACCGATCCGACCGCCGACATCGTCACCACCAAGGGCGACATCCTGGTTGCCACCGGCCCCGACACCCTCGTCCGGCTTCCCGTTGGTGCCAACGACCAGGTGCTTGTCGCTGACAGCGCCCAAACCGAGGGTGTCAAATGGTCATCCGAAACTGACCCGAACTCCATCAACAAAGCCATTATCGACGCGAAAGGTGACGTCATTGTCGGTACCGCCGACAACACCCCAGCTCGGCTCGGTGTCGGCTCTGACGGCCAGGTTCTGACCGCTGACAGCCTCGCTACCGAAGGCGTCGCCTGGGCCACCATCAACGTCACCCTGGGCACCGAAACGACCGGCGACTACGTCCAATCCGTCTCGGGCGGTACCGGCGTCACCGTCACCGGCGGGACAGGCGAAGGATCAACCCCCAGCGTCGCCATCGGCCAAGATGTGGGCACAGGAGCATCCGTCGCATTCGGCGGCCTCAACGTCGATTCTGGGGTGCTCTACGTCGACTCCACCAACAACCGGGTCGGCATCAACAACATTACCCCCACCGTGCCTCTTGAGGTCACCGGCGACAGCCTGCTCGACGGCGACGTCACCATCACCGGCCTCCTAGACGCCGCCCACATCCACGGCGAACTCGCAGGCCCGGTCTACCTGCACGTCAAAAACACGTCGGGTGGCACAATCAACGCCGGATCACCCGTTTACGCCACAGGCTCAGTCGGAGCTTCCGGCGCCACCGAAGTCTCGGCCTCTGATGCCTCCACGGCCGCCACGATGCCTGCCCTCGGCATCTTGTCCACCCAGCTCGCCCACAACGCCGAAGGCCACGCCATTATCGTCGGCGTCGCCCAACAACTAGACACCTCTGCCTACACCGTCAACACCACCCTGTATGTCGCCCCCGGCGGTGGCCTCACTTCCACCCGCCCAACCACCGCAACCGACGCTGTTCAAGCCATCGGCCGTGTCATCCGACAGGACGCAAGCACCGGCGAAATCCTGATCCAAGGTGCCGGACGCACCAACGACGTCCCAAACGCCATCAGTATCGGTGGCAACATTACGACGACCGCAGGCGTATTCACTGGCGACGGGTCGGGCCTCACCAGCCTGAACGCCTCTAACCTCTCGAGCGGCACCGTCCCGTCGGCCCAGATCGGCAACGACAGCATCGCTCTCGGCACCAAGACCACCGGCGACTACGTCCAGACGGTTAGTGGTGGCACCGGGGTTACGGTCACGGGGGGCACCGGCGAAGGCTCCACCCCGTCTGTCGCCATCGGCCAGGCCGTCGCTGCGACGGACAGCCCCACGTTCGCTGGCCTGACCACGACCGGCACCGCCAACCTGAACGCTCTGACCGTCACCGGCTCAGCCTCGGCCAACGCCCTGACCTCCACCACCTCGATTACCGGCGCCAGCCTCGTCATCGACAGCATTGAGATTGACACCACCGGCGCCACCAGCAACCAGGTTCTTCAATACAACGGCACCAAATTCGCACCGACAACCCTAACCTCAAGCGGCATTCCGTCCACCATTGTTGACGCCAAGGGCGACCTTATTGCAGCTACCGCCGACGACACCGTGACACGACTGCCAGTCGGATCAACAGGTCAAGTTCTTACCGTTGACTCAACTGAAACCACTGGCCTGAAATGGGCGGCTGTTGACGACACCTCAAAGATTGCCAAAAGCCTGGTCGACGCCAAGGGCGATCTAATTACAGCTACCGCCGACGACACGCCCACTCGACTGGCAGTTGGAACCGATGGACAAGTGCTAACAGCCGATTCAAGTACCGGCACCGGGCTAGCATGGTCAACGCCGTCAGCTGGCGGGGGCGACCCTACACCAACCGTTTTCCTACTCATGGGAGCATAAAAATGGCAACCGTCTACAAGGTGCTCGGCCAGGTCGAGCCGTCAGCCACAACCGATACCACGCTTTATACGGTGCCGTCAGCAACCGAGGCTGTCTGCTCAACGCTCTCGGTGTGCAATAAGGCAGCCACTTCGGGCACATTTCGTGTGCGGATCAAGGTTGCCGGGGCCGCCGACGACGACAAGCAATTTGTGGTTTATGACGCTCCTATTGCCGCCAAAGATACGCTGTTATTGACGTTCGGTGCGACCTTGGCGGCGACTGATGTTGTCGTCGTCTATGCGTCGAGCGCTGATGTGACGTTCCAGTTGTTTGGGTCTGAAATCACCTGACCATGATTTTTTCTGTCAGTAATTCGACGTTGGGTTCCAAAGCCAAGAGTCGTTCACTGAAAGCTTCTGGCCCTTTGAGTGTCCAGTTTGTTGTTATTGCTGGTGGAGGTAGTGGCGGCAACAACGGTTTTAGCGCAGCCGGTGGTTGCGGTGGTGGCGGTGCTGGTGGCTACATTTCTTCTGTTTCTGGGGAGAACTCTGGTGGCGGTGCTTCTGCCGAAAGTCCGTTGTTTGTCTCAACATTGGTGTCGTATCCTGTGACGGTTGGTGCTGGCGGGGCGGTTAGCCCATCAGGAAACTTCAACGGTACAAATGGCACCGACAGCCGGTTCGCTAATTATGTTGCTGTTGGTGGTGGCTACGGAACTCGCCAGGTTAGAGATGGTGGGCCTGGTGGTTCTGGTGGCGGTGGTGCTGGCCCCAGCAAAACCGGTGGGTCAGGAACCGCCAATCAGGGTTACGCTGGCGGTACTGGCGGCTCTGGTTCTTACGCTGGTGATGGTGCTGGTGGTGGCGGTGCTGGTGCATTGGGTGGTAACGGCGGGTCTTCTGCGGGCGGTAATGGTGGTGCTGGTGTTTCTTCGTCCATAACAGGATCAAGTGTTGGTCGAGCTGGTGGGGGTGGCGGTGGAACTGTCGGTAGTGGTACGGCTGGTTCTGGTGCTGATGGTGGTGGCAACGGAGCGACAAGCGGCAACGGAACAGCGGGTACAGCGAATACTGGCGGCGGTGGTGGCGGTGGTGCCAGCCCTGGGAATGGTGGTGCTGGCGGTTCGGGCGTCGTGTTGCTGTCGGTGCCACAAGGCTATTCGGCAACTTTTTCTGTTGGTGTTTCTCAAACTTCGGCAACTGTTGGAAGTAATACGGTGTATACAATTACTGCCGCTGGGCCGTCTGACAATGTGACGTTTGGTTAGGTAACCATGAGTTTTCTAAGCATAAGAAATTCGTCTCTGAAAAATCCTGGCAAGAAAGACTCGATCAAACGTAGCCAAAGTTTAGATGTCACTTATGTTGTCATTGGTGGCGGCGGTGGCGGCGGAGGTGCCACTTCAGGTGGTGCTACTTATGGTGGCGGCGGTGGCGGTGCTGGCGGGTATCGGTCAAATGTTTCTGGGGAGAACTCTGGTGGCGGTGCTTCTGCCGAAAGCACAATGACTGTTCTTTCTGGTGTTGCTTATGGTGTCAGAGTTGGTGCTGGTAGCCCTGGTGGTCTTGAGGGTGGTACTGGTACATCAACCGTTTTTTATTCTGTCGTAAGTGCTGGTGGTGGCGGGCCGGAATTATCCGGTGGTTCTGGTGGTGGTGCTTATGGATATGCCGCAGGTCGTTCTGGGGGTTCTGGCACAGCTAATCAGGGTTACGCCGGGGGAAATAGTGGTGCATCTTCTGGTTCTGGTGGTGCCGGTGGTGGTGCCGGTGGGGTCGGCAGTAACGGTGTAGGAGGTTCGCAACCGGCATCAGCAGGAGGGGTTGGTGTTGCGTCGTCAATTACTGGTTCGTCCGTTACTCGCGCTGTTGGAGGAAATGGTGGCCCTTCAAATACTGATGCTGCTGGGAGTGCTGGTACTGCTAATACGGGCAACGGCGGCGGTGGTGGCGGTATCAACACCGGCGGTACCGAAGTTGGTGGTGCCGGTGGTTCTGGCGTAATTATCATTCGTGTTCCTGGTGGTTGGACGGCATCGTTTTCCGCAGGTGTCACTCAAACATCGGCTACAGCAGGCACCGATACCGTATACACGATTACTGCCGCTGGTACGACCGACACAATCACTTTCCAATAGGAGACATGGCATGGCTCACTACGCAATCCTCGACAACACAAACACCGTCACCCAAGTATTTGTTGGTCGTGACGAGGACGACCTTGCTGAAGGTGTCGCCGACTGGGAACAGTATTACGCTCCTGAAGGGTTCACTTGTAAGCGCACGTCGTACAACACGTCTGGTGGCGTACATTCGGGCGGTGGCACGCCGTTCCGCAAGAACTATGCCGGTATCGGTTTCACCTACGACGAGACTCGTGACGCTTTTATCCCACCGAAACCGTTTGACTCGTGGCTGTTGAATGAGGATACCTGCTTGTGGGATTCGCCCGTTCCGTATCCGACTGATGGTGAAAGGTATGTCTGGGACGAGGACACGGTTTCATGGCAAAGG